CGACAACAGAAATTGCCAAAGCAAATACTACTAATTTAATGAAGCGTATCATGTTATTTCTCCTTTACGGTGGATCATGAATCGCTAGTTCCGTCATTGTTAATATGGCTCTGATACATCTCCTTATGCGTTAAAAGCCTCACTGCACGGCACCCCAAACCTTTGAGGTACAATATATAGTTATCCATAAAACTGCCCCAGAAAAAGTATTAGTTAAGTTATCTACGCATTTTACTGATATCGATAGCTTCTTCATCGCTGAAAACCGGTACTGCATTGCTTTTATGCATGGTTGCGATACCTTTTACTTTGGTTCCGGTATACACTTTTGGTGCGGCAAGTGTTGCCGATCCGCCGCCAGTATCACGACTCTTAATATGAGCAGTCGTGTTACGGCCTTCGGGAATACTTAATTTGTATGAACTACTCAAACTAGGAGCAGACATGGCTCGAGCACGTTTTTTATTTTCTTGCTCAACACCTTGGCGTTTCAGAATCTCTTTCCATGACTCGTCTAGAGCTTCTGCTTTACGCTTGGCTTCTGCTGAAGCCCATTTTTTCTTACCCTTCTTTTTACCTGTAGTAGATAACCAAGGGCCTTCCAAATGCATACTCATTGACATTGCACCAAATTGTTTAACATACTGCTATTATACAGTATATTTGATACAATGTCAACAGTATTTGGTTTACTTAGCTGATGCTTCTTTACGAGCGTTTTTAACTGCTGTCACATCGTTACGTGTTTCTTTGCAGAGTTTAGCCAATTCTTGTAAATGCTTGCGTACACGAGTACCAGCGGCACCTACTTCTTTATCGTAAAACTTTTCGAAGTCGCCTTCCATTGCTTCTACGATTGCTGTGAATTCTGAATATTTGTTTGACATAGTTGTCTCCTTGTTTAATAATTAGTCTAGACGCTTACAGGCGCCTGTAATACTGATTCTAGCCAAACTTTACAATCTGGCCAATTTCGGTAAATGTGTGAATGGCCGCCTTCACGTGCCCATTCTTCGCAGTTGCTTGTTCGATCATCAATTAAGATATCACCTGGTTGGCAATGACGCCACTTGTCATGACTGAATGGGCCGATAAGCATTGGTATTCCAGGGAAGTGTCTATCTGCCCATTGTACTTTATCGTATACGGCAAACGGAACTGAGTAATCATGCGGTAGTGCTGTTAGGAAACGTAAATCTTCAATAGTGCCATTTGCCAGTAGGTCACGACAGTATTGAACTAACTCATGTGCTCCGGGCTTCAAAGGCAAGTCACGATAGAAACGTTCCTTAGCTTTTACTTTTGCCCAATCACTTTCTGGAATACGTTCGCCATAGTTCCAGTTACGGTTTACGATTGCCCGGGCGGCGGGCATCCAATCGGCGACTACGTCGTCCATATCTAAATATATAATCATGCGTTAATTATAACAGGGATTTTTAATTTGTCAACCGGCGAATACGTTCGAACTGCCGGCGGCAATTGTATCTGCTTCTACTGCATCACCAATTCTTGCAACTGGCTTATTATTGACTCTGACAGTGCCAGATCCTGAAGACCCAATTCCAACTTCGCTTACGTGCCTATCGTTTGGGGGAGGGCCATGCGGAGCCCAAGTATCACCTACTCTAACAACACCAATGCCATTTACTTTGACATCTCCGCTGGCGCCTGTACTAGGACGTGGCTTGTATGGGCCGTGTCCCGTTGTTTTGTCGCCTAATCGTGTTACTGGTTTTGAACCCATATTATACTGTCGCTAATAAACTTTTTAATAGATTGCCAATTTTATCGTAGCTAACTAAATCTACTGTATGAGTAAACGTTGCTCCGTCAATAGTATATATGCAAGTTTCTTTTAAATTTACAGGACTATCTACTTTGGTTATCTTTTTAAATGTACCAGTGGGCGGCGCTGAAGACCCTGACTGCGGTGCTCCCGTTAGATCTAGCCATTCCCAATGAGTTTTAATAATTGTAGTGTACTTACCTGATATAGTGACCTTAGCAAGCTCTGCTGTTATAGTGACACCGGAGTCAGTATAGCTAGCAGTTACTACTGGAATTGTCTGGGGTGGAGCAGGAGGGGGTGAAGACCCTCCGCCACTATCGCCACCACTGCCTCCGCCAGTATCAGGCGGAGTATCTGGAACTACATTGATGACTTGTGTAAATGTATCACCAAATACTACAGTAGCGGCAGTTACATCTAACATTAGGCTAGAGCAATACCTGAAGTAGATTCAAGGAACTGCTTGGCAAACGTTTCGTCTGTTGCTTCTGCTACAGTTACAGTTGACTTGGACAACTTAACTGCCTTGTCTGGGTGTACTGTAAACAAATATGGCATTAGGCCTGGGCCTTTTTGTCCCATACCGATGACCATTGGCTTGCTTAGTTTGTAGTATGACGCACCGTCTTCTACAAGTTTAGCAACAATTTCTTCGCCTGATGTAAGTTTTAAAGTGATTACTTCACCTTCTGTAACGCCTTTGTCTATTAACATATTATACCTTTTCGAAATGTTTCTTGAGTTCTGTAAACCCGCCAATATAATTATCGTCTAAGAATATTTGTGGCAAAGTTCTGGCTGTTGGCACAGCTTCTAACAACTGTTCTTTAGTCCATTCATGCTGGACATTTCTTTCTTCAAATTCGATGCCCTTCATTTCTAACAAGGCTTTGGCTTGTACGCAAAACGGACAAGCATCTTTACTCCATACTATCGCTTTCATCTTAAATCCTTTTTACTATTATAACGCAGGCAATGCATCGTAATCAATCGCATCGGACATCACACCGATAACATAATTGGTCGATTCATTTTCCTGTAGTGCTGTTTGTTTCTTACTTGTATCGCTATGCTTGTTGAACCAAGGAATAGGAGTAGACTTAGGCGCAATCTGTTGATACTTAATACCAATGTCTTTTAGTGCGCCCACTGCTGTATAGTCTACAAAGTCTTTTAGAATGCCAGCGTTCAAACCAATAACTGGACCTTTCATAAACAAGTAGTCGGCCCATTGCTTTTCTTCGCGGATAACATCCATATACAAATCGTACACTTCTTGTTCACATTCTTGTTTAGCTTGAGCAAAGCGTGGATCTTCCTTGACCACTTGATTGATCAAGTAGGCTGTCCAACCTTTGTGTAGCAATTCGTCTTGTAAGATCAAACTGATAATGTTGCCATTGCCGATGAAGATCTTATTCTCAACCATTGCCAAACTTGTAGCAAAGCTAACCATAAAGCGGAATGCTTCTAATGCGTATGATGCGTTAAGAGCTAACCATATTGCTTTGATGTGAATATGTTCATCGATCTTTTCGCCTGTTTCTTTAAGGCAATTGATTAGATGCAACTTATCGTAATATAAGCCCACGCTCGCTGCCATACCAACAATCTCTTTAGTGTCATGAATAGTATTGAACACTTCTTTAGGCACATTGTAGATGTTACGGATGATGTGGCTGTATGAACGACTGTGAATATTTGTTTCAAAGAAGCTCCAGTTGTACATTAGTGCTTCAAGTTCCGGCAATGATACTACTGGTGTGAACACTTGGGCGGGCCCACGTCCTTGTAAACTATCTAAGGCTGTTTGACGTAATAGGTTACTAGTAAAGATATGTTTGACTGCATCTGATGCATCCTTAAAGTCGTTAGCATCTTTGCTTAGGCTAATCTCTTCTGGACGCCAAAAGAACCCTTGTGCAGTTTGGTCATAGTCTGCAATCTTTTTGTACTTAACTTCTTCAAAGCGTTGGATAGTAACTGGACCAGCTGGATCCAAGAACATCTTACGAGTGAGATAGTCTGTCTTTGTGTTTAAATTATATTGTGCTTGGCTCATATTAATATTTTCCTGATGCAAGTACTATCTTGCAAATATGTTCTAATCGTTCAATGTGTTCATAGGCACGCCACGGACTTGTGTCAATAGCAACTACTCCATGTCCCTTAATACCAACAATGTCATAGGCAATATTGCCCATGCTATCTAATCCTAACTTATCAAAACATTGATCTGCTAGTTCTTGACTAATAGGAGGAACATCTGGTACATTTGGTGCTACCTTAGTGTATCGGTTAAGTTCTGGAAATGCATTGCTAATAGTACTAAGGTCAATACCGGCATGCATAGCGGCAATACAATAAGTAGGATGAACGTGTACAACTACACGCACTTCATCTGTATGTTGTCCCATTTCTTTTTGTAAGCCAAAGTGTAATGGAATTTCTCCACTAGGTTTTAGATTAGCACTAATGTCAGTATATTCTAACTCTTGCCAATTATAACCAAATACTCCTGTACCATTGCCACTATTGATCCACTTACCAATCTGTATCTTTTTAAACTGATCTGGCTGTAGGGTTTGTTTACGTACACCACTAGGTGTAATGTAAAAGTGGTCACGGTCGTGATGACGTATGCTTACATTACCATCACGGCTTGTAATCCAATTACGCTTGTATGCGTCGACTAAAATATCACAAATTGTTTCTAACATTATAACTTACATGCCTCACAATCATCTTCTAACATATCTACTTCAACACGCTGGAAGGTACTCATCTCTGGAGTAGGTTCGGCAATAGCTTTACTGCCTGCTTTATTAATTAGACTATAATAAAAAGTCTTCAATCCCCAATAATGACTTTGCATCAAGTTTTTAGCAATCAAAGTAGTTGGAACTTTACGATCTGTCCAATGAGCTGGATTGTAGAATGTGTTAGTTGAAATACTTTGATCAACATAGGCTGCAATAACCGCCGCTGTCTTCAAGTAGCCATCACAGTCTTTTTGTTCCCACATCATTTGATACTTGTGCTTGAGCTTATGATACTCTGGTACAACCTGTACAAATGATCCTGCCTTTGATTCCTTAACTGAGATTAAGCTCATTGGCATTTCAATACCATTCGTGCTGTTTATAACAACACTACTGCTTTCGACTGGTGCAACTGCCATTAGTGTGCCATTGCGTACACCGTACTGCTTCATATTAGCACGGAGTGTTTCCCAGTCAAGTTCCGGTGCAAAGTCTGTTAAATCATTAACACCTTTAGCACGTAATTCCCAAGGGAATATACCTTTACCATAACGTGTATGTTGGCTATGTGTACATGCCCCGCGTTCTTTTGCTAACTCAACGGTTGCTTCAGTTAGATAAAATGCTTGATGTTCCATCCAAGTCTTAACATCTTGCAGTGCATCTTTCTCGCCGTACTTGAGTCCACGCTTGGCGTGCCAGTAGGCTAAGTTTGTAATACCAATACCCAGTGGTTGTATTTCATCATTGCTCAATTTACTTTGAATTGATAAAAAATCTTGGTAGTCAAGTATGTTACATAGACTACGCTGTAGGATACGGCAAGCACGGCGCATGTCTTCTGGATTACGGAATGCTCCCCAGTTGATACTGCCTAGCGTACATAAAGCGATACGGCCATCGGGGTCATCAAGACGTGTAAATGATTTAGTAGGTAATAGTATTTCACAGCAAAGATTACTTTGATAGATTGTGTGATATTCTGGATCAAACGGTCCTTGATTCATTACATTGTCAATGAATACAAGATAGATACGGCCGGTGTCGGTACGCTCTTTTAATATACCACCCTTGAATACATCTTCTGCGGCCATTACTTTGGTACGCAGGTCCTTGCGTTTCTCGTACTTGACATACAACTGTTCAAACTTTTCTGTGTTGGTATAAAACGCTTCATACAAATCAGGCACTTCGTTAGGATCGAAGAATGTAATTTGTTCTTTGTTCTTAAAGCGACGCCAGAACATTGCACTAAGGACTACACCGTAGTCCATGTGTCTTACTCGCGTTTCTTCTGTTCCTTGATTATTTTTAAGAACAATAAGATCGTCAAACTGATAGTGCCAAATAGGATAAAATACGGTAGCAGATGCATTACGGATACCTCCTTGTGAACAACTTCTTAAATCTCCGAACCATTTTTTAAGGAACGGAATCATACCTGTGTGCATAACTTCGCCGCCGCGAATGGGGGCGCCTAGTGGACGCAGACGACCAATCTCAAGACCTATGCCGGCTCGTTTAGCGGCATACTTGGCCATCATCTC